GGTTGATCCATTCGTACCAACTACTGCTGAAGCGCCAACTATTCTAGCATATGCAATAGGATTTCCAGGTACATCAGTCTGACCGACTGTAAAAGGTACAGAATATGATATAAAGCTACCAGTCAGCGCGTTACTATTTCCCATCCACCGATCAAACTGGTATGCAGAAATGGTACCGGTGTATGCGCCACCGAGCGATGCTCTCTGGGCATAGTCAAAGTCACCATTGATGATCTTATTACGATAATCGCCCGTTGGAGCGCTTGAGGCATTAAGTACGTTCTTGCTTGTCATTAATTTATCTCTGCATCAAGATACATACCATATCCCATGTATGATTGACCTGCTGATGCACCCGCAAAGTGCTGCGCCGCAAACCAGTTAATACCGGAACTATGAACAGTCCCAGTGTTTCCATTTGAATATGATACGTTGTTAAAGGTAAATGATGGATTGGTTCTCATCGGAGCAAAGTGAACAAATGTGATGACCTGACCGCCAGCATTAGCATATGTCGTAAAATTCAACATGCTGTCGAATCGCTGGAAATATCGCTGACAAAGCGTCACTTCATGAGCAAGAGCTCTTGGGCTAAATGGGTCTACCTCGGAAGTTGCATCACCTTCTATGACTGATGCATGCGCAATGTCAAATGTTCCCGATTGCTGACCGAGACTGTTCGTATATGCGTTGTATGTACTTCCTGCATCAAACCAGATACGAAGAGCAAGATATCCATAAGTCGAACCGATGGTCTTACCTGCAATTGATGGAATGTCAATAACTGCCTGACATTTCTTCCAAGTCGTTGTGAGATTGAATGTTTGTGCACCAATGCCGGCTACAATAGTCGAGCCACCCGATCCAAAATTCTGAACAAAGTCAATTGCAATGTTTCTCGTAGTGTCTGCTTTAGCATAAAAGGTAACCGTAACGCGCTGGCCGGCACAAGAGTTAACATACTCCAGGCATTGCTGCATTAGCGTATAGTTAGCCGCGGCTGCAGCCGATGTAACAACCGTACGACTATAGTAAATTGGATTTCCCGGAACATCGGTTTGTCCTAATGTAAATGGCTGGAGCGAAGTAGTCTTGGTCGAGCCATTATGAGCATTGTTCCAACGATCAGCAGACCCATAACCATTTAAGGTCTGAGTCGTAGCACGATTCCAAATTATGAAATCACCATTGATAAGTTTATTCCGGTAGTCAGAAACTCCCGGAAGGATTGCTGCTATGGCTGTGTTCTTGCTCGTCATTTATTCCCAGACCCAGAATCTATCGTCTGTGTAGTCGGTCGGGATCGGATCAATAGACTTGAGTTCCCATGACTTCTTATAGAGGTTCTCAACGAAACCTGCCGACCACTGCCAGATCTGAATGATATCAGTTGGACGGAGTTGATGATCGACGTTGTCTCCATCACGGAAGATTGTGATTGATGAGGTATCACCTTCCGCAATGCGCATCTGAGAAGCGATCGCAAGACTCATAAGGTTTCTTGCATCGGTCGCAGAACCAGTTACATAGATGCCTGCAAATGATCGACCCTTAGCAATTCGACGATCACGCTCGTTGTTTACATCGTTAGTTGTAACAATGATTGGCTCTGGTGTAAGATCGGGAAGTTCCTCAAGAGTTCGCGTTGTTATGTTATATACGTATCTCATACTTTACTCCATCTCACTGTTACGGTTCCTGTTATTGTGCCAGATGATACCGCAAACCTAAGTCGGTCTAGGGTTCCTGCAGTATTCAGCATCGATGATATAAGAACTGAAGCACCTGATGTACCTAAAACACCATGTCCTTTTACTAACCACTGGTTGCCTGTCTTGCGTTCTAATGTTACAATAGGAGTAATATTAACTGCTGCAGCATTACCAATAAGAAGAACTGCTGAGGTCGATGCAGTTGATGCTATCGTTGACGTGCTAATTGTTGTTGCTGATGATGCATACGTAGTGCCCCCAAAACCTGAACTATATCCTGCTAAAAGTGTACCAAACACCGTACCTGACCATGTTATATCTCCAATGATTTCAATACGATTCATACCAGATGGAATGCCAGTGATATCATATGATGTGCCACTTAGAGTTACCGCAGTTTCACCGCCTTCAAGAGCAGTGGTTCTAACACCAAGACTGCTAAAATCTGCAGTTAGCTGGCCGAGATCAATCGATCCTGCATCGGTCTGAGCTACAGAATATGCTTTAATCCAGTAAGTGACTGTTACGTTCGTAGGACGGGTTTCTGTTCCAGCATTATTTGGAGAGCTAACAGTACCTGTTGTAGAATACAGTCCAGAATTTTCAGCATTGCCTCTCGACCACGTGGTCGTAGCTGCACCGCCAGCATTCGTGTACTGCAAGATATGAGTGTGATCTTTAAGAGAGTCAGTCTGAGTCGAACCGAATACACGACCTGAGTCTACAACTTGTCCTGGAAGCCATCCGCGAAGGAATTGACCACCGAGATTAGGAAGGTAAGGATTACCGCTAACGTCAGTTAATGCACCGAGTGCGAGCAAGTGAGCTCGAAGTTCTGGATAAGTCGACGTGACCGCTGCGCCATTGCAGAGCAGGAAGCCTGGAAGAGGCGTTGAGTCAGTACCATAGAAGGTAGCAATTTCACCGACTCGACGATCGTCATTATAGTTAATGACCTGTGAGTGTGAGCCATAAGCTCGAATGACAACATTGTCACCAGCCGAGCGCGGATCCACGAGGGTCACGGTTGAGCCGGTGATTGATCCTACGTCAGACCGAAGGAGTACGATACCATTTACAATGACATCAACTACGTTCGTGTTCTGGATCGTCATGATCAGACCGCTAACGGTGGCTCCTGTGAAGGATGTTTGTCCTGCCGTTGCGGTATATTGAAAGTCTGTTCTTGCCGCGAGACCGGGGCTGTTTCCTAGATGTGCCATGTGCTATTTATCTCAAGAGAGTTCTGAGTCTGCTGTCCAGTGGTGTGAGTATTGGCTAGTTCCTGACAGCGTTACGCCTGCACCAATGTGTCCAGTTGAAGTTGTGCTTATTCCAGAGAAAATGCAACCTGTGACCTCTGCAGCACCGCTATCATTACGAATGCTTCCTGCAGTTCCTGAGAAGGGACTATAGACTGTCATCGTCGGTATTGCACGTTTTGTTACCACGAAGCGTGAAGTTGCATTGAAAACTGTAGTGCTTCCAACGCCTAGATATTTTATTGCACCATTTGAAGTGGCGGTTCCCGGATTGACACCGAGGTCATATGTCTTTTCATAATATCGCTGGCACAGAGCCAGTTCCTGCTGTATGTTTCTGGCACTGAATGGATCAAACTCTCCAGATACGTCGCCTTCAACTACCGAGACGTGAGCGATATCAAAGGTACCAGACTGCTGGCCAACATTGGAAGCAGCAGAAGCATTCGTTGAGCCAGAATCGAACCAGAAAAACAATCCCAGTGAATCATTGCCGCCTGTACCAAGAGTCTTACCAACGATTGATGGAACATCCGTGACAATCGAAAATTTCTGCCAAGCTGTCGTTAAAGCTTTAAGACCGAGTGGCAACTGCACTGTAGCCGATGGAGATCCACCAGTTCCAAATGTCTGCTGCAGAAACACACCAATGTTTTTCGATGCATCAGCTTTAGCATAGAAAGTGACCGTTACTTTCTTACCTGCAGCGCTACGAACGCTTTCAATATATTGGCCGAGTAGACCAAAGTTGGCAGCACCTGCTGATGTTACAACAACACAGCGATGATATGAAATAGGTTCACCAGGAACGTCTGTCTGACCTAAAGTAAATGACTGTAAAGACGGAGCAATCGTTGTTCCAGCACTGCTAGAAATCCAACGATCTGCAAGATAACGCCCGTTGGTTGCTGCGCTAAGTGACGTACCACGCTGCCAGATATCGAAGTTGCCATTGATGATCTTATTACGAAATCCGCTGTAATATGCTCCGCCGAACTGAGAGGCTACCTGCGCACTGATCAGCGGAAATTCAGGTGCAAAATTATTGCCTATCGTTGTTGACATTAGCTAATCTCGAGAATAGAAAGGATTGCGTCTAGTGAAGTAGCCGTGCTAGATTGGACTCGGATTGACGAGCCTGTTTCCATGACCAGCTTCTGATCACCGCCTGCTACAATCAGAGTACCGCCGACTGCAACGTATGCATTTCTTACGAGATACGTATCGGATGTTCCATCATAATACGAGACAGATGCAGTGACCGTGTTCGACGTGGTGTTGCAGAGTGTCAGACCGATGACTGTGGTCTGGGTGGAAGCCGGAACGGTATATGATCCGACTGAAGTGAGGGTCGTGCCGATGCCGGCCGTTCTCTTGGACTTAAAGTTAGTAGCCATTTGTTATCCTAGAGCGATCGCCATTGCGACCGCGGTTGCGACGAGATCGGCGTTCGATGGAACGTCGAGGTTTGTTCTTGCTCCGGCAGCAGTCGATGCTCCCGTTCCACCGTCAGCGACGATGATGTCTGTAATGCCTGAGATCGATCCGCCCGTGATGGTAACCGTGTTAGCATGCTGCGTAGCGATTGATCCTAGACCAAGGTTCAGTCGAGCAGCGACTGCGTCAGATGCTCCCGTTCCACCATCTGCAATCGCAAGGTCGACGATGCTAGAGATCGATCCACCTGTGATGGTGACGTTGTTAGCATTCTGAGTTGCGATCGTACCGATGCCGAGGTTCGCACGAGCACCAGTAGCGGTTGAAGAACCGGTACCGCCGTCTGCGACCGCAAGGTCGACGATACCTGTGACCGATCCACCCGTGATAGAAACGATAGCAGAGTTCTGATAGGCCATCGACTTGAGGTCGGCAGCCTGTATTGCAGTGTCGGCCTTAGCTCCCTGTGCGAAGGTAGCAAAGTCTTCTGCATTATACGCAACTGCGAGAGTCTGGTCTCGGGCCGTCTCAGCTGCAACCTTTGCGTTCACCGCGATTGTAGCCTGAGCCGTGGCGTTATTAGCGGCATTCACAGCAGTGTTCGCGCTCGCCACGATCAAGGCGGTCTGTGCCACCATGTAAGCGTTAATTACGAGAGACTGCTCAACGAGGAACTTCGGGATGGTCGAGACCGACACGCCATTCGACGAGACGTACGACTGTGTAGTGTTGCCGTTTACGAAGAGATCGACGCGTTCTTCGTTGGCCTTAAATCTCGGGATCGCGTCATTAAGAGGAAGCTGGGTCAACTAGATTGGTCCTAAATGTCATGTGGCAGGTCAGTGTTGACGATCGTATGTAGATCATCATCAAGTTCACAGAACTCCTCGTACGAGAGACCTTCCAGTAGGATGGCCTGCTCGTCTTGGCTTCTGAAGCGAAGGATTCCTTCGATTATGATGCCGAGCTTCTGCTGCATTCTTTATCTTAAAGTTGTAATTATTTTCAGAATGACTGAAAACAATGGTTTACATTTTATCTGATCTATTTATATTCACATCATACGAAGCGGAATACCAAAGGAAACTCCCCAAAATGATTAAGAAGTATATTTCGGAAGCCAACCGTCGTGTAATCGAATGGACTGAAGGCGGCCGCATAATTCATAAAGACCTTAGCGGTAAGGTCGTCGGAATGGAAGACCACTCCAAGACTGCTCTGACCAAAATTATTAAGTTCCTCGACAGAAAGGTTTCGACGAAGACCATCCGGCAGGGTAGCTTTAATGCTGTTGCCAAGCCACACTTTGTCGACATGAAGGGTCTGGACATCGAGTGCATCGACGGTACCTTTCACGCTCGCCGGAACGACACCATTCTCGCAACTAACAAACTGAACCACCAGGTGAAGAAGGCCGGCGGTGACAATCTAAACATGTACATTCGGTCCTGCGACGAGTTCAAGCCGAACATGCGCTACGCGGTTGAAGTCTCCCACGACGGCTCCATCGAGTTCGTCGAGTTCGAGGAAATTCGCTCCGAGAACCTGAACGCTCGCTATGACGAGCCAATCCTCAACATCTACGAAGTCGCAGCTTAAATTTCTTAATGTTATTAACTCCCGGGCGGAGACGTCCGGGAACTTCCGTTGGGATAAACCATGACAGTGATATTCATAATTGCAATAAGCATAGTACTAGCTTGTGCTCTCAAGGTCCTCGTCTTTCCCGACGTGAAGTGGGTGATGGTCGGTGCTGCGGTGGCCTTATCAGGCCTAGTCACTTTCGGCGTTGACTACATCGGCTCGAATGCAGCCGCATGGGACACTGAAACGTGGAACGGATCGATCTCGGCAAAGAATCCTGAGAAGAGATCATGTCAGACTGGATGGAGCCGATCACAGGACTCCTTCTGCACAGAGTATCGTACTCGAACGGTCGAGGACGGTCAAACCTGCAGCACCGACAAAGATGGTAAGCAATCTTGCATCACTCTATATGCTACTGAATACAAATACGATTTTTCATGGGAGCGTCGGTACTTCCTCGAGTCGAAGAATCTCAACACCTATTGGGAGATCGATCGGATAGACCGACAAGGGAAGAGCTATCCGCCAAAGTTCGAAGAGGCCCAGGTAGGCGATCCTACGTCAATTACGAATAGTTACAACAACTGGGTAAGGGCTGCGTCCGACTCTGTCTTTCATGAAGACGGTAAGCTCGAGGACAAGTATGCTACCTTGCTACCGACTTACCCACAAGTGATCTACGATCAATACAAAATGGATCGCATTCTTGCAATTAATGTTGACATTCCAAACTTAAAGGAATATAATCGCCTTCTGTCAGTGGCACTAAGCGACCTCGGTCCCAAGAAGCAGATGAACGCTATCATCGTCTTGGTCGATGCAGCAAAGGCTCCTATTGACTATGCATATGCAGTCCGTCGACATTGGATGGGCTTCAAAAAGAACGACGCCGTGATCTTCATTGGCGTTAATCCCGACAAGTCTGTAAACTGGGCCGAGGTTCTCTCATGGTCCAAGAACTCCATTTTTAACATTGAACTGCGGGATGACATCCGTGCGATGAAGGGAGAACTTGATCTCCGTTCAGTCATCCTCCGTCTGTACCACATCGGCATGGATAAATATGAACGCCGCTCCATGAAGGAGTTCGAGTTCCTCCGGGATCAGATACCGACTAATCCATTCTCAATTGGTATCAATCTTTTCTTTAACATTCTCATCATCGTAGGCGGACTCATGCTCGCCAATAAATTAGAGCGTAGATAGGAAACATCATGAAATACATTATTCTTGCAGCTCTCGCGAGTGTGGCACTTGTTGCGGTCGGCTCCTATTTCAGTGCGGCTTCAAAGGGCAACCGTCTCGAGAACGCCATCGAGGCTCAGTACGAACAGAACCAGAACTCCTTGTCAAAGCTTTCGCTCTCGGTAGTTGAAGCAGCACAGGTTCCTGGTATGGCTCGTGATGACATCAAGGACGTGGTCAAGTCGGCCATGGAAGGACGCTACGGTGCTGACGGTTCTAAGGCAGTCTTCCAATCTATCAAGGAAGCGTATCCCGGTCAGATCGATCCGAGTCTCTACGTGAAGATCCAGAATATCATCGAGAGCGGTCGCACAGACTTTGCGGTCGAGCAGGAAAAGCTGATCGGCAAGGTTCAGGGTTATAAGACCGAACTCGGTGCTCCTTGGTCCGGTTTGTGGCTCAACATTGCTGGCTATCCGAAAATCGATCTCGCCGACTTCAAGGCCGTTAAGTCCAACTACACAGTTGACACGTTCAAGAGCGGTGTCGACACTGGCATCAAGTTGAAGTAATGCCCAGTGGTCCGATCCGTACCTGCCACTACTGCCAAGGCAAAGGCTACTTTAAAGAAACAGAAGATGCGCGACCGCAAAAATGCGCCAGATGTCAAGGAAAAGGGGAGCGAGTCTATCCCGCTCCCCAAGAAGCAAAAGCCACCAAAGGAAAAGCCACCGAAGGAAACGGTCTCCTCGTCCCTTATTGGGACATCTCCAAAGCTCCCGCCGCCAAAACTTTCACCGACACCGTCGCGCTCAAAAAGCTCAACAAAGCGCTCAACGAAATCCGATCCACCATGCCCATCACAGATGGCATCATCACCAAAACCTCCAACTCCCGTTACACCAACGTCAACGGAGAACGGCCACAAGACGATCATGGAGATAGCCGTCGGGACCGTAAAGATGCGGCTCGTGCAGCAGATGTCTACCGGTGGAAAAGCGATCCAGATTCATAGCAGCATGACCGGGCGGTGGAACACTCTTTACACCGCCAAGTCCTTCTCCCTTCGAAAGCACATGAACATCGACTCCGAATGGAACTGGTGGGTCGAACTATCAAAGAAAGTTAATAATGAACAAGCTGTTCAAGATCGACGAGAACGGAAACGTCCGGGTGTGGTCGATGGAAATCAATCTGGAAAATCCAAGCCAGTACCGGACCGTGTCAGGCGTACTAAACGGAAAGATGGTTGAGTCAGGCTGGAAGGCCGCCAAGCCTAAGAACGTAGGTAAGGTAAACGCCACATCGGCTGAGCATCAGGCGGTTCTGGAGGTCGACCGAAAATATCAGGATCAGCTCGAGACCGGTGGCTACTACGAGTCGATCGACGAAGCCCACGCCAAGGTGCAGACGTACTTTGATTGTATGCTCGCTCACAAGTGGGTTGATCATAAAGATAAAGTTACCTTCCCGGTCTTCGAACAGCCGAAGCTAGATGGTATTCGCTGCCTCGGTACGAAGTGGGACCTCAAGACTCGCAACGGCAAGCCTCTTGTGAGTACTCCTCACATCCACCGACAACTGCAGTTCCTGTTCGAGAGCTACCCCAAGATTGTGTTCGACGGCGAGCTCTACAACCACGAGCTGAAGGCAGACTTCGAGAAGATCGTCTCACTCGTACGAAAGACCAAGCCGACCGCCGAGGACAAGGACGAATCATCTAAGCTCGTCGATTACCACATCTATGACGTGTTCGATCCTGATAGACCTGACATGACTACGGTTGAACGTGCTCAGTTCCTTTATCATCTAATCGGTGACGGTTTCCAGAACATCGTTCGCGTTCGGCTGAACGAGGCTCGTAACCAAGAACAGCTCGATGAAGCGTACGGCAATTATCTTGAAGCAGGGTACGAGGGACAGATGGTCCGTCTCGACAAGCCTTATGAGCAGAAGCGCTCGAGGAATTTGCTGAAGCGGAAGGAGTTCGAGGACGCCGAGTTTGAGATTTTTGAAATCGAATCAGGTGTTGGGAACTGGGACGGTTACGCCAAAAGGGTTTACATTAAGTTAGAAGACGGTACAATTCAGAAATCTGGTGTTCGTGGCAACCAAGAATATCTTAAAGAGGTCCTGGATAGTGCAAATGACTACGTTGGAACTGATGTAACTATTCGGTTCCAAGGACGGACTTCTGACGGAAAGTTACGATTTCCAGTGGTGATAACATTTTGGAAAGGAAAGCGAGACCTATAAACTAGTTAATTGACATCATATTTCTCAATGGCTTAGGTACTCTTGGTTCATAATCAAGGGTACCTTTTTGTAACACCACAATATCTTCATAGGTTGTAAACACCTTTATGTAACATACTTGGTTGACAAAATTCCAGAATCAGTAATTTCCCAGTTGACAATTCCTTACATTTATCTTATATTCATGACATAAGGAAATGGCAGATAACCCAAACAATCTCCAAATCCTTAAAAGCTGGGTGGGATAAAATTCACCATCGAAGGGAACTAATTCCCACCCAGCGAATTATATAACGTCAGCATGGGCAAATCATGACCCGCACAACATAAACCAATGTGGAGAAATTTCAATGTCCCGTCATGCAATGATCGAAGATAAAGATTGGATTGTCAACCGTCTCAAGGAAGTTCAGAAGGGGAAGCCGATCAAGGCTTCGTATCACCTTCAGCGAGTTCTCGAAGATAATGACTACATTCGACCCGTCTATGAAAAGAAGGGTAAAGGTAGAGGCCGGACCTCAAAGTCCTGGGTTCTCTTCGGTCGTGGCAAGCGGATCATGAACCGCATTCAAAAAGAAGCGGAAGAGAAAAAGTCGGGTAGAGTGGTGCTCGCCGCCACCGCCCACTAACGATCCATTCATTGCTTGCCGGAAAGAGGAGCTTTTTGCTCCTCTTTTTTTGTTCAAAATCATTCATTTTATGATGAACTTTTTGGTTTACATCACGGATGATATGTTTATTATAAAAATTACCGAAGGGGATTTCGGCAGCATAAGCATAGAAAAGCAGCGCCATAGGGAAATGAGTTATGAAATCGCCAAAAACAAGTGACAAGTTCTGGATTGTTGATCGTCTCCAGGAAATTAAAGAAGACCGTCAGCGCCAAATCTCCTACCACCTTCTGCGCAGGCTTGAAGAAAAAGGTCTGATCGCACCGGTGGCGCGCAAAATCACTCCCGGTCGCGGCAAGCCCCGGAAGTTCTACGAATTGTCTCCCAAGGGAAGGAGCTGGTTGGCGTTATCCAAGACGTGGAAGCGTCCAGCAACGATTCCTTCGGACCCGCCGGCAGCGATCACCTCAGAGGCCGCATCCTCGATCGCTGCCTAACTGGTGGAGGAACCGGAACCCCGCCCCGGTTCCTCCACCTTTTTCATTCTCGGGGGAGAATGATATGCAACCACCCGCGCTTATCTTTGTCGACGGCATCATGCTTATGAAGCTATCTAACAAAGACGACATTGAAAAAATCTTCAATCAAGTCGTAACCACGATCGGTGGTGAGGTGGTGTTAGCAGTCCATGATCCAACCAACGACATGTACCTAAAATACAAAATGTCGTTCAGCGAGCGGAAGGTGATCAAGTGACAAAATACATGGTCAAGATGTCGACGGACCGAGGTGAACTTCACCTCACGGATGATAAGACATTCGAAGAACTTATCTTTGACACACCAGGAAAGGCCGCAGCTGCTGCGGCCGAGTTCATTATGAGCTACCTGTCAGACCTTCAGCTACAAGAGGATATCAAGGTAAATGACATAGAAGTGGCGCCGGTTCCAATGCAATAATTTTATCTTAAAGATTGCATTAATCTTAAATTTTAAGTTGACAATCCTGTAAGATGGTTTAAATTTAAATCATCAACCAGAGGAGTACTACATTGCCACACGCACTCAACAAATACCGCGACGACATTGACGGAATGATCGGCCCGATTGAAGGCTTGATTGCCCAGTTTAACGAATTGCCAAAAGGGGTTCTGAAAAGCTATGTCGGAACCTACGTCCTTGGTGGTCTTGAGCAAGCCATTGAGACACTCGAAAGTGCTCGGTGTGAAATCGACGAATACGAGGAACCTGAAACGGATCCGGTGGATCCTGAAGAGGAAGATACGGATGAGGCCGATGACGACGAAGAGGACGATTGATCCTCTAACGATCGAGGAGAAGCAACTCTCCCGATCCGCCAGCGAAGAACTTGGATTTCCCGTGATCGCTTATAGGCGGGAAAACTGGAAAGTCGACCCGTGTAGCCCGCACTTTTTCCCGGGCTTTGGGATGACTGCCCGGGATGCGATCGATGACTGCAAGAAGGTAAACGAGGGGCGATAGCCCCTCTTTTTCGTGGAGGCATGCAGAGTGGTGAAGTTGAAGATGGAGAGGACTACGGTCTTAACAGACAGAGAATTTCTTGAACTGTTAAAGAAACACCGAGGGTGGCTGGAGGATGATAGCCTCCGCTTTCCCACGGTGGAAAACAAACGACAGTTCATGGATGCAGTGGAGAGAATAGAAGTGGTGGAGGGGCATTAGCCCCTCCTTTTTCGTTGGAAAGGACGAATGTAATATGAATGAACAAGAACAAGCCCAGGTAATCCCTGAGGTGGAACCGGCGGTCAATGATAAACCTACACCTCGGACGCCACCTGAAGTTCGTGATCATCATGTGATCAACTTTAAGAACTCAGGTCTCAGCCGAAAGGTTTATGCGGCTCGGAACGACATCAGCGAGAAGAACCTTCAGAACTGGCTTTATCGTGAAAAGGCAGTTGCCGGCAAGGTGAAACCCAAGCCGAAGACCGATCTCATGCACGATCCGGTCTCTCAGAAGGATCAGCAAATTTCGTCTCTCACGTACCAACGAGACGAGCTGATACAGAAACTCGAGGACGCCAATCTCAAGATAAAGTCGTTGATGAACGTGCTCGTTCTATGCGGGCATCAGATCGGAGACGAATGATGGCGGCTCCTAAAAAGATAAAGTGGTCGAAGGACAGACCCACACGGCCTGACACAGATCCGATGCTGTCAAGCCTCCGACTGCGGCTGTCCAAGGATGACCGGTCCTTCTACGCCCAGGCAAATTCATGCGGGTTGGCTCCCTCCACCCTGCAGAACATTGTCAACGGGAAGACTCGTCGACCTCAAGGCGTCACCATCCAGATGGCCTATCGAATGCTAGGCTATGAAATAAAAGCAGTGAAGGT